GGTGGAACTACCAATAACCTCTTTGTGGGAAGTACTTCAGAATTGTTGAAGATGATCAACAAGGAACAAGAGAAGACAATAGAACATGAGTCAGATTGAAACTAGTTATCATGGTAATCCAAATCTAAAACCAGTTGGTTACGCACATAAATTTGAGCCAGATCAGATTTCTGAATATCTGAAGTGTAAAGGCGACATAATTTATTTCATCGAGTCATACTGTATGATTGTTACACTCGACCGCGGCTTACAACCTTTTATATTATACGAATGCCAGAAAGAGAAAGTCGCATTTATTATGGGTGAGCGTAAAGCTATTCTAATGGAAGGCAGACAGCAAGGCAAAACAATCACCGCAGCCGCATGCATTCTCCATTATTCCATATTCAATGACAGTAAAACTGTTGCCATCATGGCGAACAAGACAGCCGCGGCGCGCGAAGTGCTAAGTCGATATCAGATAATGTATGAGAATCTTCCTATCTGGATGCAACAAGGTGTTAAGACTTGGAACAAAGGTAACGTAGACTTAGAGAATGGATCAGTCGTGTTTACGGCTGCAACAACTGCCTCTGGTATTCGTGGTAAGTCTGTTAACTGGCTATACATTGACGAAGCCGCTATCATTCCCAACAACGTGGCAGATGACTTCTTTACATCGGTATATCCTACAATCTCTGCTGGTGAAACAACTAAAATTCTACTCACCTCTACTCCTCTTGGATACAATCACTTCTGGAAATTCTGGAACGAAGCTGAGAAAGGAAAGAACGGCTTCAAGAATATGTTCATTCATTATTCTAGAATTCCAGGCAGAGATGAGAAGTGGGCACAAGAACAATTTAATCTATTGGGTGAATTGAAGTTCAACCAAGAAGTCTTATGTGAATTTTTAGGATCATCTAACACTCTTATTAATGGTAAAGCACTTGGTAGAATGAGTTCATATGAGCCAATATACGAGAAAGATGGGCTTCAGCTATATGAAGAACCCAAAAAAGATAAATATTATGTATCAGTAGTTGACACATCTAGAGGCATAGGAGGAGACTTCAGTGCATTTATTATAGTTGATATTACTGAGATGCCGTTCAGGTTGGTAGGTAAGTACAAGAACAATAAAATATCTCCTTTACTATATCCTAATGTCATTCACAAAGTAGCTAAAGATTACAATGAGGCTTTTGTTCTCGTTGAAACTAATGACATAGGACAACAGGTGGTAGATATACTTCATCAAGAGTTGGAGTATGAAAATATTTTTAGTGTGGTCCAAGAGAGCAATAAGCAATATGTATCTCCTGGCTTCGGTAAGAAATCAAGTCTTGGAGTAAGAACCTCTAAGGCTGTTAAGAGACAGGGATGCTTTGGACTTAAAGCGTTGATAGAAGAACAGAAGCTATTGATATTCGATGCTGATTGCATCTCTGAGTTGTCCACTTTTATTGAAAGGAATGGTACGTTTGTTGCAGACGAAGGTTATAATGATGACCTTGCTATGTGTCTGGTGTTATTTTCTTGGTTAACGACTAATACGTTCTTCAAAGATTTAACTAGTGTAGATATGAGGGACAATCTGTATAATTCGCAGATGGGTATGATTGCCTCAGACTTAACACCATTTGGGCTTATTGATGATGGTCAGAAAGAAGAAGTTTTTGTGGAAGCAGGTGATGTGTGGATGTGGGCAGACGAACAGCCCAAATGGCATTGAACTAGAGAAAACGCAGAACTTATAAATAATAACAGGAATATATGATAATAACCGTAATTCAAACGAGGAGAATACCATGGCTTTTCAGCTATCACCCGGAGTTCTGACAAGAGAACAGGACCTCACCAATGTCGTGCCTGCGGTCGCTACCACTATCGGTGGCATCGTAGGTGATTACAACTGGGGTCCAGCAAATCAAATAGTAAGTATAGACTCAGAAAACAATTTAGTAGCAGTGTTTGGGAAGCCAACCACCGCGAACTTCTTAGACTTTATGACAACTTCATCTTTCTTAGCATACGGCAGCAATGCTCTTGTTATTAGAGAAGTTGGTGCAGCCGCAAGAAACTCAGTTTCTTCTGGTACTGCTGTTCTGATTAAAAACACAGAGCAATTTCAAGAGTCATATGGAGCAGGTGAAGCATCTGTTGGTCCTTGGGCTGGAAAGTATGCCGGTGCGAAAGGAAACTCTTTGAAAGTTTCTATGGCAGATTTTGGTTCATACACTAATACTTCATTAAAATCTTTCACAATCACTGCCGCCGGTTCAGGCTATAGTGACAACGCAATCGTAACATTGTCTGCACCTGATTCTGGCACGGCTACTGCAACAGCATCTTTAACAATTGCTGGCGGCGCAGTTACTGCAATCACTGTTACCTTCCCGGGAGCAGGATACACATCTGCACCTACTGCTACTATTACAGACGGCACTGGAACTGGCGCAACTGCAACCACAGTGTTGACCACTGCTTGGCCATATGCATCTCAGTTTGATTCTGTCCCAACTACTACAACTTTTGGCGCGGCAGCTGGTACTACACTAGACGAAATGCACCTGGTTGTTGTCGATGAAGACGGAGAATTCACCGGTGTTGCTGGCACTGTTCTTGAAAAATTTGCAGGTATCTCTAAAGCATCCGATGCTAAAGACGATGTAAATCAAAGCAATTACTACAAGAATGTAGTCAATCAGCGTTCAAAGTACATCTGGTCTATGGATCACTTGGCTATAGGAACTGATTGGGGCAATCTTTCAACTGCTGAAGCTACTTTCAATTGTATTCAACAAGTCTCCGCAGACCATACAGTATCTTTGATTGGTGGAGTTGACACGGCACCCGCCACTGCTGACTTACAAGCTGGTTACTTGCTACTCTCCAACGATGAATTAGTTGACGTATCATTAGTAATGACTTCTGGTCACGGAATGGCTGTTTCTGATTACGCAATTGACAACGTAGCAGAGATTCGCAAAGACTGCATCGTATTCGTATCGCCACTAAGAGCATCATGTGTAAACAATGTTGGTGGAGAAGTAGCGTCTGTTAAGGCGGATCTCTCAGCACTTACACGCAGTTCTTATGCTACTATGGACAGTGGTTGGAAATACATGTATGATCGTTACAATGACCGCTACGTTTACGTCCCATTGAATGGTGATATTGCTGGTACTTGTGTTGTTGCAGACGTATCAAATGATCCATGGTTCTCTCCTGCTGGTTATAATCGCGGTGTGATCAAGAATGCTGTTAAGTTAGCATGGTCGCCTAAGAAGTCAGAGCGAGATACACTTTACTCTGCTGGCATTAATCCAGTTGTTGGATTCCCTGGCAACGGCATAGTTCTTTTCGGAGACAAGACTCTCCTTGCTAAGCCTTCAGCATTTAACCGAATCAATGTACGCCGGTTGTTTATTGTACTGGAAAAAGCTGTTGCAACTGCTGCCAAATTTCAGTTGTTTGAGTTTAACGATGCATTTACACGAGCGCAGTTCAGATCACTGGTTGAACCGTTCTTGCGAGATGTACAAGGTAGACGCGGGATTTATGACTTCCGAGTAGTGTGTGATGAAACAAATAACACTGCTGAAATCGTAGATCAAAATGAGTTCAGAGCAGATATATTCGTCAAGCCTGCAAAGTCAATTAACTTTATTACATTGACATTTGTTGCCACACGAACCGGTATCTCTTTTGAAGAACTTGGTGCCTAAAGCCAGTATAAATAGAAGTATTCAGACAGGAGAAAAAAATGAATATTGAAGAATTTAAGGCGAGACTAGGTGCTGGTGGAGCTAGACCAAATCAGTTCCGCGTTCGCTTAGCCTTTCCAGCATATGTGGTCGGTGTTGACCCATCATACAGTCTTCTCGTTACGGGAGCGGCATTGCCAGCTTCCAACGTGAATCCTGCAATCATTCAGTACCGTGGTCGTGAGATCAAAATGGCTGGAGAAAGAATTTTTGATCCTTGGACAATTACCATCGTCAATGATTCTAACTTTACATTACGCCGTCCGATGGAAGAGTGGATGAACGGAATGAATGATAGAGCAAGTAACGAAGGTGTATTAACTCCTCGGGACTATCAAGCTGATTTAATTGTTGAGCATCTTGACCGCAATGATGAAGTTTTGCCTGGTGGAACTTATACACTTAGAAATAGTTTTCCAATTAACATGTCAGAAATCGCACTGCAATACGCGCAGAATGATATCTTTGAAGAATTCACAGTGACATTCCAGTACACTCATTACGATGTAGCTTAGGCTGGAATAGGATAATATTATGGAATTATTTGGATATGAGATCAATCGGAAGAAGGCGCCTACAACTGAGAAATCTTTTGTAGCGCCTGACTCTGATGGTGCAGTTGAAAGTATTAACGCAGGTGGTCACTACGGCACCTACATGGACCTTGACGGTCAAGCAAACAACGAAGCTGAAGCAATAAAGAAGTATCGTGACATCTCTATGATGGCAGATGTTGACTCGGCAATAGAAGATATTGTCAACGACAGCATTTCAAACATAGACGATGAGAAACCTGTCAAGCTAGACCTCGATGCAGTTCAACAATCTGCTACTGTTAAGAAAGCTATTCAGACAGAATTTGATAATGTAATCCGAATGATGAATTTCAACGATAGAGCGCAAGATTACTTTAGACGTTGGTATGTTGATGGCAGAGTTTACTTTCATAAAGTAATTGATACTGCTAAGCCTAAAGATGGCATCAAAGACATTCGCTATATTGATCCTAGAAAGATCCACAAAGTGCGTAATGTCAAGAAGGCTAAAGATGAAAAAGGCGTTAGCTTTATAAAAGAAGTTAACGAATACTTCATATATAACGATAAAGGCATATCGGCAAAAGCTGGACAGATCAGTACACCATCAACCCAAGATCAGGCTATAAAAATAACCAAAGATGCAATCACATATTGCACTTCTGGATTAGTAGACCAAGACAAAAATATGCCATTGTCTTATCTACACAAAGCTATTCGTCCTGCTAACCAATTGAGAATGATGGAAAATGCCGTAGTGATATATCGTATCACACGAGCACCAGAAAGACGCATCTTCTATATAGATGTGGGCAATCTTCCAACGGGTCGTGCTGAACAATACTTAAAAGATATCATGGACAGATATCGCAATAAACTCGTATACGATGCAAGTACTGGTGAGATACGAGATGATAAAAAGTTTATGTCAATGCTTGAAGACTTCTGGCTCCCACGAAAAGAAGGTGGTAGAGGAACTGAGATTCAAACATTGCCTGGTGGTCAGAGTCTAGGTCAGATTGAAGACGTAGATTATTTCCAACGCAAACTATATCAGTCATTGAATGTACCAATGTCAAGGCTAGAAGCCCAAAGCGGATTAAACTTTGGACGTACTGCTGAGATTACACGAGATGAGTTGAAGTTTACTAAGTTCATTGCCAAATTGCGTAGACGTTTTTCTACTATCTTTGATGATGTACTGAAGACTCAGTTGGTGCTGAAGGGTGTTATAACTGAAGCAGACTGGGAAGATATCAGAGAACAATTGCAATATACTTTTGCTTCTGATGTTTACTATACTGAATCAAAAGAGCAAGAGATTCTTAGAAGCCGAGTTGAAGTTCTTAATGGTGTTGCACCTTATATGGGCACACTATATAGTAAGTCATACGTTCAAAAGAATATCTTGAAACTTACTGACAAAGAGATTTCAGACATAGCTGATGAAATTGCAGAAGTGCCTGAAGAAGAACATATGGTGGGAGACTCATTAGAGGCTCACCGCGAAAGGGAGCATCAGAAAGATATGTCTGGCGAACCCGATGAAGAACAAACAAGTGAAGGAGAATAATTATGTCTGAAGTAGAGAATGAAATTGAAGTAGAAGTTGATGATGTTGTATCACCACAAGAAAATATACAACAGATGATGGATAAGATGGCTGATGGAGATGTAACGGGTGCCGAAGATGCATTCAATGCCATTATGGGCGATAAAGCTGATTCACTAGTAGCTGCCCGTAAAGGAGAAGTCACCAACACCATGTTTAACGGTCCCGATGCAACAGAGATGCAAAAGATGGGACTAGCTCCAGCACCTGACGAATCAGACTCAAACGACTAAGGAATAAAGGGGCAATTTAATGGCGACTACAGTCACAAATCTAAAGTTAACGCAGGTACAGGGTGTAACCGCCATTACCGAAAACGGTTCAACTCAAGCCGCGGGCACTATTGATATATCGAGTAAGTTGAAGAAATCAACAGAAACTATTTCGGGTGACCAAGTAGTGAATATCAGTTCATTGTACTGGTCGCTAGGTAATGGTGTTACTGCTACTGTAACTCGTAACAGCGTTGTACTACACACTTTACATATGTCAGGCAAATTAGAGTTCTATGGCTTTTCAGAGAATCGACATAATACCCATGACATAGTTGTAGGCATCACTGACTCTGGCGGAACAGGAACAGGTACAGTCATAGTCCAAACTGCTAAGATTTCTGGCTATGGTTCATATCAGCATCAAGGCGCAGATGGAGCACTAGGATAATGAAACTAATTAGAGAAATGGTAGAAGATGTACAGTACATCGTTGAAGAGAAAGACGGAAAGAAGTCTCTCTACATCGAAGGTGTATTTCTCCAGTCTAACTTAAAAAATCGCAACGGTCGTGTATATCCTAAAGAGATTATGCAGAAAGAGATTGCGCGTTATACCAAAGAAAGTATTGATACAAAGAGAGCGATGGGCGAACTTGGACATCCAGACGGACCCACCGTTAATCTAGACCGAGTATCTCATATGATTACCTCACTGAGAGAAGATGGAGACAACTGGATTGGTAAAGCCAAAATTCTAGATACTCCCATGGGCAACATTGCTCGTAATCTTATCGAAGAGGGTGCTCAACTAGGAGTAAGTTCTCGTGGTCTGGGTTCACTAAAAGAGAAAAATGGTATCAACGAAGTTCAAGATGATTTCATGCTATCAACCGCTGCCGACATCGTATCAGATCCATCTGCACCAGATGCATTTGTACGAGGGATTATGGAGAACAAAGAGTGGGTCATAGTCAATGGAGTATGGCAAGAACGAGAAATTGACATGGCTAAAGCAATCATTACTAAGGCTTCCTCTCGTGAACTGGACGAAGCGAAGTTACATGTCTTCGGTTCTTTCATGGACAGGCTGTCGAAAATTTAAGATTGTATAAATATTATCAGAAACATAATCTTCAAAAGGAGAAAACCAATGAATGTTGAAAGTAAAATCAGAGAATTTCTAGTTAAGGACAAAGCGTCATCTGTTCTTAGCGAAGGAACTCTCGAACTGGACGAGAAAGCAGGTTTGCCTAACTCTAAAGATGTCGGCGACAAGACTGCCCCATCTCAGGGTGACTCAGCCGCTGCCCCAAGTGAAGACATGAGTGGATCAGATCCCACCGGTGGCTTGACTTCTGTTAATAAGGCAGCCGCAAAAGCTAAGAAAGATGGCACTTTACCTAAAGGTGCTGGAGCAGGCGATGCAATTAACTACGAAGATAAAGTAGATCCTAAGACTGTCGTTGCACAGGCATCATCTGCTGGCGTTAGAGAAGAATCTGAGTCTGAAGAAGAAGACGTAATCGTAGAAGGCGGAGGAGATGACACCGTAAACTACAAGCGAGACGGCTCGAATGTCATGACGAATGTTGGCGACACAGTTAAGAGCGATAAGCATGGCATGGGCTCAGTATCTAAGCATACTGAATCACACACTACTGTTAAGTATGGTAATAAAACTGTAAAACATGCATATCACGAGTTGGATCATGCGCCAAAACATGCCAATCCTGGTGCCAAGCATAAATTTTATCATCCTGAGGAATATTCTACAGGAGAGGAAGTAATTGCAGAAGCCGATGAGGCTTTGTTCGCAAGTGATGTTGACGCATTATTCGCAGACGAAGAAAATCTAACAGAAGAATTCAAAGTGAAAGCTGCCGGTATCTTTGAA